GCGGCGGCGCAGGGGGTGATACGTCGAGTGGTGTGGTGGAAATTTTCCGGGGTGATTTTTGGGGAGGTGCGCAAGTGGGGGTCTTCCTCGCATGGGTGTGAGGATCGAGGGGGCGCGGTTGAGTTCTCGCGGTTGGGTTGCCGACCGGCGTCATCAAGTGCCTGCCTGTTGTAGTCACGAGGATTACTGGCGCTGGTTGGAGAAGAGGCCCCAACCTGTGCCGCACAACTGGTTTTGTGAGGATTGCAGTCAGGAGTATGCTCGACGCATGCAGGCTGAGGGTCGTTGTGCGCACCCGCGGGTGAATTTTATCCGGGATGAGGACGGGTTCATCTCCGGGGTGTTGCCGGCTGATGATCCGTTTTTTCCTGTGCCGCGTAGTCGAGACAAGTAGCGCGATGTCGGTCAGGCAAGACTGGTATATCCAGAGCCATCGTGGGATGGCGCACCCGAAGAAGCGGCTGTATGCGCAGTGGGTGGCGGATCAGCTTGAGGTAAGCCTAGAGCATTTTCTGGACATCGTGCGCAAGCGCAAAATTGCGAAGGTTGCCAGGATGTTCCGGCGGCGCTCGCGGCGTCGTACAATCGAGAAGGGAGGTTACAAGATCGGACCGCGGGTGAAGCAGCATCAGGCGTACTCTGGGGAGGGGGAATTCGACGTGCTGCTCAGGATAGCGGGGCTTTCGACAGCCGGTTTCGCCGAGGTGAGCGGCATGGGCAAGTCCACCATCAGGCAGTGGTTCGGGCACCCGATGTATTCATGGCCCTGCAACTTCCTTCGCACCTACATTTGGGCGCAGCGCATGGCTCAGGTGCTGGAGGCGCGCGGCATTGATCCGGGACAGTACCGGGTGGGCGAGTTGGAGATGGAGCCGATGAATGCCGGGCGCTATCCGAGGACCGAGGAGCAGGCGCGCGCGCTGCTGTCGAGATCTGGATGAATGTCGATCCCGACTGGAGTGTCGCGCGCGTCGCGGTGACCACGCTGATGATCCGCGCCGGGGTGCGGCTTCCGGTGGAGATCGCCACCTGGGAAGGCGGGTTGGCCAATGCCTGCCTGTGGGGGTTCGGGGCGCGGCGCTGCATCGCCGTCAGCTGGGGACTGCTTGCGATTCTCGGTACGGCCGAACTGTGCGCCATCGTCGCCCACGAACTGGGGCACTACTGTCTGCGGCATCAGCGGCGTCTGGCGCTGCACGTGGGGGCTCAGGCGAGTGCTCTAGTTGCTGGCCTAGCGATGCTCACGACCGGATCGGAGCTCGCTTTCATCGCGTTCATCGCCTCCGGGTTGATCGGGTTCTACTACCATCGCCTAGTGCTGGATATGGATTTCCAGGCCGATGCCTGGGCCTGCAAGTTCTGCGATCCGCGGGACTTGAAGTCAGCGTTGCACAAAATCGCCGTCGCCAACGGGTGCGCGCCGCCGCGGCGACGCATTGCGGAGCTGGGATTGTGAGCGCGGAAGCCGGCGAATCGATCAAACCCGCAGCCGCTGCGGGCTCGCTGGACGTCAGGGTCCTGGAGAACTTCAAGGACCCGATGTGGCGGCTGTGGAACCTGTACTGGATCATCGACGATGGCGGCAACGAGATTCACTTTCAGCCCAACGACATGCAGCAGATGTTCCTGCGCGACATGTGGTACAGGAACGTCATCAGCAAAGGCAGGCAGCACGGCATCACTACCGTCGTCGATCTGGTGATCCTGGACAACTGTGCGTTCTACGACAATCAGACCGGCGCCATCATCGCCCATACACTGGACGACGTGAAGAAGATTTTCCGGCGCAAGGTGAAGCATCCCTTCGACCGGCTGCCGGCGGGAATCCGCGACGCCCTGCGCCCGAGCAACGACAGCGCCAACGAGTTGATCTTCGCCAACGGCAGCGAGATCAGCGTTGACACGTCATTTCGAAGTGGCACAGTCAACTTCCTTCACGTAAGCGAGTACGGCTGGATCAGCCTGAAGTACCCGGACAAGGCGATCGAGATCAAGACCGGATCGTTCAACACCGTGGCGCAGGGCAACTACATCTTCGTCGAGAGCACCGGCCATGGAGCCGGGGGCGAGTATCACAACCTGGTAAAGGTGGCCCGCGACCTGCAGCGCTCCAAGCGCACTCTCACACAACTGGATTTCAAGTACCACTTCTACCCGTGGTGGATGAATCCGAAGTACGCCCTGTCGCCGCAGGACGCCGAGCAGGTGGTATTCACCAAGGAGCACCGCGCCTACTTCGCCAAAATAGAAAAACAGATGGGATGCAAACTGGGCTTTGAACAGAAAGCCTGGTACATCAAGACCAAGAACATCAACGGCGAGGAAATGTTGAGGGAATTTCCCAGCACCGACGATGAGCCCTTCCTGGCCAGTCTGAAGGGCGCCTACTTCGCCGAGCAGATGGCCGCGGCAAGAGAACAGGGCCGCATCAGCCGGGTGCCGCATGAGCCCGGTCTGTCGGTGGATACCTGGTGGGACCTAGGGCTGGACGACACCAACGCGATCTGGTTCCTGCAAACCGTGGGGCGCGAACTGCGCTTCATCCGCTACGAGGAGGAGCACGACCAGTCTCTGGAGTGGTACATCAAAATGCTGGGCAAACTGGCCAAGGAACACCACTTTCATTACCGCCATCACGTGGCGCCCCATGACATGGTCGAGCGCGAGTACACCACCAGGAAATCGCGCCTGCAGACGGCAAGACGCATGGGGATTAACTTCGTGGTGGCCCCGCAATTCGAACAGCAGGACCAGATCGACGCAGCACGCAACCTCATCCCCATGTGCTGGTTCGACGAGGAAAACTGCGGCATCGGAATCACCCACCTGGAGATGTTCCGCCGCCAGTGGAACGAGAAGCTGGGGATGTACCTTCAGACCTACCTGCATGACGCGCACTCCCACGCCGCCTCGGCATTCATGACCGGGGCGATGATGATCGGCAAACTGGTCACAGGAACGGTGCGCGCCCAGGCGGTTCAGGGGGCTAAGTTCGCGACGTGAAATTCAAGCGCAGCGTGACGGGCGGGAAACTGTACTGGCTGGAGCGCGCCTTCTTCCCGTGCTACATCGGCTTCACGATGGACCCGAAAGCGTGGGCCGCGGAGAGCCCGCTTGCGGGGCAGGGCGGAACCGCCCCGTAGTACGGAAGTGCCGGTAAAGTGAGGCCGGCGCGGGGACTTCAGGCCACCTGCTTGCGTTATGGTGAGTGGGCGCTTACCATGGGGCGGTACAAAGCCCGGAGGTCCCATGAACGAGCATCAGCGCAAGATGGCGAGGAAGACCGGGGCGTCCTCAGATTATGCCGGCGGCGGCAGTGTGGGACGCAGTGTGGGGCGCTTCGGACCGATGGGACCGGCGCCAGCCGCGCCCAGACTGCCTGCCGCCCCTGCGTCTCAAGCCCCGGGGCCTTACCGAGCTCCCCTCGCCAGTCCCCCCGCCCCTGCACTGCGGCAGGCTCAGATCGGTCGCGCGATACGTAATCTGCCGCCATTCTCACCGGGTTTCCGGGCCGATGGCGGACTGGTCGACCGGGTAAGCCGCTCGGCCGAATCTGCGGCCGAGAAAGAGGTCAATCGGCAGTTCCGCACTAGGTCCGGACCGATCCTCGAAACGGGCGGCAAGGCCTTGCCCCTCATGGAGGTTGCCAAGAAAAAGGAAGCCCTGAACAAATCCAAGATCGACGCCGCCGAGCGCAAGGCCTTGAACATGAAACACGGCGGCAAGGTGCGATAACAAAATGGGGGCGCTGGGCCTGATCCGCACCCTGAGCAACTCGGAACTCGCCCAGCGCATGCCTTTCGGCTCCCTGGGCAATTCTCTGGTTCAGATCCGCCAGGAAGACGCGCCAATCACCGCACTTTCCGGGCACATTGCCCGGTTCTGGCAGGCCGCACAGACCGCAAAACTTCCCATCGAACGCCAGATGCTGCGCGCCCTGCGACAGCGCAATGGCGTTTATGAGCCCGACCAGCTCGCCCTGATCCGGGAGAACGGCGGCAGCGAAATCTTCATGCTGCTCACTTCGGCGAAGTGCCGCGGCGTGGAATCCTGGTTGAGAGAGATTCTTCTTCCTGATATCGACCAGGCCTGGGGCCTGGACCCGACCCCGATCCCAGACCTGCCTCCGCCGGTACGACAGGCCATCATTGAGACCATCACGGCCGAAGCCCTGCAAGCCGGCTGGCAGATCGATGACCGGCGCATTGACGATCGGCTCCTCAAAGTCAAGACGCTGGCGATGCAGCGCATGAAGGATATCGCCGAGAAGATTGCGCAACGTCACGAGATGAAGATTGCCGACCAGTTCGCCGAAGGCGGCTGGGAACAGGCGCTATCGGATTGCATCTACGATCTGGTGACCTTTCCGGCGGCGATCATGAAGGGGCCGTTTCTGCGCATGCGCTCCACCTTGCAGTGGGTGCCGATGTCCAATGGACAATGGTTCCCGGCGGTGACCCGTAAGCCGGCCCTGGAATACCAGAGACGCTCCCCCCTGGACATATTCCCCGCCCCGGCAATGCGCAACTTGCAGAACGGCAACCTGATCGATCGCTACCGCTTCACCCGCAGTGACATTCAGGACTTGAGAGGCTTGCCGGGCTATAGCGACGACGCCATCGATCAGGTGCTGCGAGACTACGGCGACCGCGGCTACAGCTCCAGACAGGCAAACGAGTCCGAGCGCGCCATCCTGGAGTTGCGCCCGAACGAGCAGTGGGACCCGGAGCAAAGCATCGAGGCGCTGAATTTCTGGGGTTCGGTGTCCGGGAAAATGCTCAACGAATGGGGTGTGCACTACGGTCAGGACATCGGCGGGAAGATCAACGCCTTCCGCGAGTATCAGGTCGAGGCATGGAAGATCGGCCGTTACGTTATCAAGGCAATCCTCAACCCGAGCCCGATGGGCAGAAAACCCTACGACAAAGCATGCTTCGAGGAGATCCCGGATTCGATCTGGGGCAAGGGCGTTCCGGACCTGATGGGTGACAATCAGGGCATGTGCAACAACGCCGCCCGTGCCATCGCCAACAACGCCGCCCTGGCCAGTGGTCCGATGCTGGACGTGGCCGTGGATCGACTGGCCGACGGAGAGAAAGTTACCCGGCCTTCTCCGTGGCGCGTATTCCAGACCGTCAACGATGTGACCGGGACAAATCAGCCGGCAATTCGCTACTTCCAACCCAGACTGAACGTCCAGGAACTGCTGTTGATCTACAACCATTTCAGTGCCGAGTCCGACAACATCACCGGCTTTCCGAAGTACACCTACGGGGATTCGCGGCTCGGCGGGGCGGGCAGGACTTCCAGCGGCTTGGCGCAACTGCTCGGCACCGTCGGCAAGGGCGCCCGGCGTGTCGTTGCCGCCGTGGACCGGGGTATCATCCGGCCCAAGGTACAGGCCAGCTACGAATTCAACATGCAACACGACCCCGACCCCACGATCAAGGGCGATTTGCGGGCGGCGACGCGCGGCACCGCTGCAATGCTGATCAAAGATCAGGCGCAGATGCGGCGCAAGGAACTGTTGCAGGCGACCATGAACCCGCTGGATGCCCAGATCATGGGTGTCAAGGGCCGCGCCCACATCCTTCGAGAGGTGGTCAAAGGCGCCGACATCGACGCCGAAAAGGTCATCCCGGACGGATTGGACCTGGAACTGGTCGCCGCGAACATGCCTCAACCAGCTGAACTGCTGGGGAAAATCGGCCCGAACAGCCCTGCCGCTCCGGGCCTGGGCGGGAGCGGCGGTACGCCAGCCGCGGAACCGAACATGGACGATGCCGGCATGCCGGTGAACGGCACCAGACAGCGTGAGGCGAGTCTGGGCTACGCCGAGGGCGGCATCGTCTCACGGCGGCGGCGCTTCCGCATCGAACGCGACGACGACGGCAGCGTCTACGCGGAGGAATTCGATGACCAATGACGCACTCGCGATCATGCTGCTCGGGTTCCTGGATCGGCCGATGCATCTCGCCCTGTATCAAAAGGGACCCCGCGGCGAGGCGAACCCGAGCCTAGACGACTTCGAACTGTGCAGTCATACCGAAGTGCATGACATCCGGCGCAAAAACTGGAAGGTGAACGAGGCCAGGGTCGAGGCCACCTGCGAACGCCAGATTTTCAAATTCAGCGCCAAGGGGTCCCAGGTAGCAGGCTGGGTGCTGCTGCTTGCTGGGGAGAACGTCGTCATCGATTTCGGCGCCTACGAGCGTCCTTATCCGATCAACAGCGGCAACGAGACGGTCTGGGCGGAACCTCGGCTCAGAATGGCGTCAATCGCTGGGCCTACCTGATGTCCGCGCAACTCATCGCCGTGGCGTTTGCCCGCCTCCAGGGGTTCGCCGCGGCCGGATCGATGTTCCTGCTGGCGCTGCTGTGATGGCCAGCTACACGATCACTCTTGGCGCGCTGAGTCCGTCCGGCGAGAAGCTGCGCCTGGATGTATCCGGGGATATTGTTGTGTCCAAGTGGTTTGAACTGGATCAGTTGCGCACCATGGACGTGGATGTCGAAGCGTTCCTGCTGCAATACCTGAAACTTGCCGCCAGAGGCCGCACCAAGGCTCAGATCAGAACAGCGTTGCAGACCGGCGTGACGGTGACGACATGAGCATCATCGCCGTTCCAAAGTTCTTCTGGCCAAACCAGAGCGTGTCGCGAGTGAACACGACCACCACCAATGCCGGCATGACGACGTTGATCACGTTCGACGCCGCCACAGATGAACTGCTGCTCGTTACCAGGATCCCCAAAACTGGCACGTTGACTGCGGTTGAGTTTCACACCGGCACCGTTTCCACAGCTGGCGCGACTTTTGCGATCGCGCTGGAGACACCTCCTACGGACGGAGTGACGCCGACTGGGACTTTGATAACGGCGAACGCGAACGGTACGGTCGTTGTTGGAACGGGGGACGACAACGTGTTCATGTCGGTCCCCATCAACTCCGGTACCGGAGTGTCTGTTACCAAAGGCACGCCAGTAGCGATACGACTCAGCGTGTCCTCGGGCACGCCGGACACGGTGATCGTCAATGTCGGCTCGCTCCCGAGCGAGCACATCACGCTGTTCCCGTACCTGGTGACGAACACCGCCGCGAGTTACGTGAAGAACACGGCGACCTTCGCCGCCTCGTCATTCGTGCTCAACTACGGTGGCACTTACGAACCGCTGGCCGGCGGCAATCCGATCAGCGACCTGCTGTTCACCACGCCCGCGAACGGGGCCGAGATCGCGCTGCGCTTCCAGACCCCGGTCCCGCTGCGCATCTGCGGCGGGCGCGTGTTCATGTGCAACATAACGGCGGCTGCGGACTTCCGGTTCATCCTCTACGATGCCACCCCGACCATCATCACCGGCGATGCAAGCGGCACTATGTCGGTCGAAGCAAGCGCGGATATCGACGGCGATCTGACCGTTTTTGCCGGGAGCGATGGTTGGTATGAATTCGAGTTCCCGGACAACTTCACTACCGTTGCCGACACCACGTACTACGCGAGCATCTACCGCAAGACCGCCAACGCGCTTGTGGTCATGGAGCGCACCGTGCCCTCAGCGGCGTATCTGGCGGCGCTGCACAGCGGCGCGCAGTGCTACAAGGGCACGCGCAGCGGCGGCACCGGGGTATTCACGGATTCGCAGACTGGCGTGCCGGTGATCGAGCTGGCGATCAACGGCGTGCATGATGGGGCGGGCGGCGGCGGCGGGATGCGTCTTGCAGGTCCTGGAGGACTCGCGGCATGAGCAGAGATTACGCACTTGGCGCGACGATCTACATTCAATTCACGACGCGGGCATTCGCTACCGGTGTACCGACACAACTTGCCGGAACTCCAGTCCTATCGGTGCGTGAACAGGCCAATGCAACACCGATCACGGCTGGAGTGAGCGTCACGGTTGACGCTTGCTCGGTGACTGGTCTGAACGAAGCTGTTATCGTCGCGACCGCCGGAAATGGATACGAAACCGCGAAGGATTATGGCGTCTACATCTCGACCGGAACTGTCGGTGGGACCTCGGTTGTCGGAGAGGTTGTCGGTACGTTCTCGATAGAGAAAAGCCCTGCTGGCGCCGCCGGTGCGGGCCTCACCGATCTGGGCGGCATGTCCACGACGATGAAGGCGCAGGTGCAAGTTGAAGCCGATGATGCTCTCGTGGCAAACCGGCTGGACGAACTCCTCGCTGCCGATAGCGACATCGACGGAGCTGCGCCTCCGGCGGTCGGCAGCGTGTTCCACGAGCTGATGAGCAAAACCGCCGGTTCGTTCACTTTCGATCAAACGACCGACAGCAATGAGGCCATTCGGGATCGCGGCGATTTAGCTTGGAGCACGCCGGTCGGCTTCAGTACTCATACCGCCGCTGACGTGTGGAGTGTGGCAACGCGCCTGCTGACGGCCGGGACCAACATCGTCTTGGCGAAGGGCGTAGGTATCACCGGCTTCAACGACATCGCTGCCGGTGCTCAGATGGACCTCGTGAATGCGCCAAATGCAACGGCAGTCACGGCGATTCAGAGCGGGCTTGCGACGGTGACCGGAGTATCCGCAGTTGAGACCGACACGCAAGATATTCAGAACAGAATCCCGGCTGCGCTTTCCGGCGGCAACATGAAGTCCGATCTGCTCGCCGTCAATGCCAACACCGCAGCCGCTGCGCGCTTGGCGCTCTCGGCAGCGCAGATCATCCCCGGCACCGTGGATACGACCGGCTTTGCCTCAACCGTGACGGAGTTCGAATCCGACGACATCACCGAGGCGACCGCGGATCACTACAACGGCTGCACCATCATCTTCACCTCCGGAGCGCTCGCCGGCCAGCGCAGCAGCGTATCGGACTACTCGCTGGCGACCGGGCGCGGGCACTTCACCGTGGTCGCGCTGACCGAGGCCCCGGCCAACGACGGCACTTTCATTCTGGTGTAGACCATGCTCTACAGCGTCCTCTCGCTGACGGGGACGCCCGGCAAACCTTGGGCGACGTTCGCGCCCAAAGAGACGGCCACGAGCGAATTTCCAAGGCCGCCACACGCAGCTTTCACCGAGCTCCAGTGCTACGCCCTGCCCGGGCCGCCGCATGTTTTCACGGCCAAGACGGCCGCGGCGGTCACCGTGCCGTTCACTGGCCGGCGACGCCGCGGTCGTTTCATCCCGGCACGGGATCTCGAAGCGGTTATCGCCGCCGAGACACCCGAGCGGGCGCAAGTCGAGCCCGAAGCAATCCAGTACGGTGCGGCGATCGAGCTTCTGGCGGCAGCCGCTGCTGGGTGCGACACCGGCCTTGCTTCGGGGCGGCGATCTGTCAGCACTTGCACTGCCGGAATGGACTCGGAGGCAGGCGCCGTTCTTGGTGTGCTATACGAATCCGTCATAGAGGTATGCGGTGACACGTGGTGCGCACAACAGGGCGGCGGTGGCGACACCATTTTTGCACTCGTGGAGGCCAGCACAGGCCAAGGGGGAATGATTCGCAAGCAGGCTCTGACGGATGCCGAAGTCCTGGCGGTGCTGAAGCAGTTGCATTGACAACGCGGGGGATCGGGCATACCGTTGCGAGTGGGTACTTACTTCCACGGAACAGGAGATCGGGTCATGGACATTCGAGGCTTCGTCGCAAGGCTGTTTTCGAATACCCCTGGCTACAGCGAGACCGCATCGGGGCAGATCAGGGTCGGGAAGAACGGCGACGTGAGCGTGCTCAGCCGCCAGCTCGGCCTGCAGAACGCCGCCGACGAGGGGGCCTACTGGGTCGGCACCAACCCAACCATTGGCACAGGTATCGCGGGCATCACTACCCTGACTGCCTGGGTGACCACAACGCCGCACATGATCTTGCAAAACAACGATGTGGTCGGCGGCAAGAACATCATCTTCGACTACATCAAGGTCCAGCAATCCGCGGGCCAACTCCCGACTTCCGCGACCGACTGGCGTTACGCCTTCTTCACCGACACGATCAAGCGTTTCTCATCCGGCGGTACTGCGGTCACTCCAGTCAACGCGAACACTGGGGCGACCGCGAGCACCATTGCCCAGCTGTACTGGGCGGCGACCGCCGCTGCGGCGAGCGCTCAGCGCCAGATCAAGGCCGGCGTGGTTCGGTCGGTGATCCCGGTCGTACTGGATCAGTACGAGTGGGCGGTCGGCAACGGCGCCGGCAGCCACAGTTCGACGGCGCAGAACGGCACTACGCCGAACCTGATCACGATCCCGATCCCGCCAGTCGTCGTGGCGCCGCAGACTAGCCTGCTGTTCTATATGTGGGGGACCGCCCACGGCGCGGTGCAGGCAACGCACGAGTTCACGGTGGGCTGGATCGAGCGATGAACCAAGCCGATGTCGCGGTCCTGCCGAGCGGGGCCTTGACCGAAACCAAGACAGTCGACCTCGACAACCTGGTCGGTCCCCGGGGCAGGCTCTGCACACACTGCTCAGCGGCCGAGGATTACGTCACGGTCACCCCGGTCATCTACGGCCTGACCCGGGCCGGGAACGAGACGGAAATCGCCAGGGGCCTGCCGATCAGCGGCCCCGGCGAGTTCGAGCTTCTGGTGGACCCGCAAGCCCTGGCGGTGGATCGGGAAGTGGTCCCCTCCTTTCTGCCCCGCCGGCTTCGGGTGAAATTCTTGCACAGCGGCGCCGACAAGAGCATCACCCTGGATTCAACCTTGCAGTTGTCGTCCTAACCGAAAGCCCGGGTACGGGCGAAAGGAGCAGTCATGGAACGAGAAAAGTTCGGCTTGCGATCCGTCCAGGGTCCGAGGAATTCGCTCGGCATCAAGCAGCCGGTGGCCTTTGATACCGGGTTCCTGAATCGGGACCTTTCGCACATCTTCGGGGCGATTTTGACCTGCCCTGATCCTCGCCTCTGGCACGTTGTGTTCGACGACTTCGCGCCCTACGTCGCCGGAGATTACACGGTGACGGAAACCGGCGCCGGCGGCACGGTTGCCAATACGGACGCGGCGGGGGGGACACTGCTTTTGACGACCGACACCCTGGACAACGACAACGAATTCGTCAATCGGAAATACGAGACGTTCCTGTACGTCGCCGGCACGCCGATGGTGTTCGCTGCTCGCATCAAGGTGGGCGAGGCAACGCAGTCCGATTTCGTGTGTGGTTTGCAGATCACCGATACCGCGCCTCTGGATGTGACCGACGGCATCTTCTTCCAGAAGGACGATGGGGACGCCTTGCTTGATTTCCACGTCGAAAAGAACGACACCGCGAGCAGTGGGACCGGCATTGCGACGTTCGCCGCGGCGACTTGGACCAGCCTCGAATGGGCCTATGACGGCGGTAGCAAAATCTACTACGGCGTCAACGGCGTACCGCTCGGATATCTGGGCGTCACCAATGCGCCGGACGATGAACTGTTGACATTCTCCTTCGGCTACCAGAACGGGGCCGCAGGAGCGCAGACGTTCGAGATCGACTACATCATGGCAGCGTTCTACCGAGGATGAGGATTCTGCGCCAGCCAGATGATCTCACCCGCCAGTCTCTGCGGAGGCTGACTGGTTCGGACGATGATTTCCGCCGGGTGCTGACTTGGCTGGATGCCGGGCTCAAGGAATTGGACGAACGCAATCGCATCACCATGGATTCGGCCCTGCTGAGGATTCAGCAGGGCGCGGCGCAGGCACTCTCTGACATCGTGGACGTGGCGAGAGATCAGGGGGTAAAGGCCATGACGCCCAGACCGGCGGTGCAATCCGGCCCGGCGGGCGACTGGTGAAACCGTGAAGGCAGACCGCACAGACGCAACCCGCAGCCGCTGCGGGGTCGCGCGTGGCCGGCGCCGATGAAGCGAGGTTGAAATGGCACTACCACCAGCAGCAAGACGGGCCGCCGACGAGGCGACGAAAATACTTCGAGACAGGCAACCCGCGCGCCAGGACGGTGCGCCCGGCGGTAATGGTGGGCACCCACCGAAAGACGATGACCCCGTGGCAAAACTCAAAACCGAGTTGGATGCTGAACGCGTGGCGCGCAAAGAAGCCGAGCAGAAATTCTCCAGTCTTCAGGGCAAGTACAACGCCGAGGTGCCGACGTTTCAACGGCAACTCGCCGAACTGTCCAAGACCGTCGAGACACTCGAGAAGGCCCAGCCCAAGCCGGAGCCAGCCGATATCCTCACCGAGGACGAACGCGCTCGCACTGGCGAGGAAATCATCGCTGTTGCGACCAAGATCGCCGATCACAGGGTAACCGAAGCCCTGAAACCAGTTACCGAACGCATCGAGCAGTTCGCCAGTCACAGCAAGATCGCCTACTACGATATTCTCGACACCCGGGTACCGGGTTGGGAGAAGATCGACAACGATCCGCTATTTGCTGCTTGGTTGCGCGAGGTCGATCCTGGAACCAGCCAGGTGCGTGGCGCGCTCCTCAAGGACGCAGACGCCAAGCAGCAAGGCTACCGGGTATCGGAAATCTTCCTCGCCTACCTGGACAAACGCGAGATCGGGCAGGCGAAACAGCCGGCCAGTGGTTTGGAGAAGCACATTGAACCCGGCCCCGGGCAAGGCGAACAGCAGCGCGGCAGCGACGGGGAACTGAAGCGTATCTGGTCCGGTGCCGATCGCAAGCGCTTTTACCACGAGATCCAGCAGGGTCTGTGGAAAGGCCGCGATGCCGAGCGCAGGATCACCGAACAGGACATCATCGACGCAATCCGTGAGGGCCGGGTCACACCATGATTCGACTCTCCATCTTCGCAAAGGATCGAATCATGAAGCGCATTTTCATGTTGGCGTTGGCGTGGCTCATCGCGCCATTCGTCTTGGGGATCGGCGTTGCCGCCGCATCCGGACACCCGCAGTACAGCGGCACATTCATCCCTGAAGTGTGGTCTGGCAAGCTGGTCGAGAAGTTCTACGACGCCACCGTCTTCGGCGAGATCGCCAACACTGATTACGAGGGCGAAATCAGTGCGATGGGCGACAAGGTCATCGTTCGCACCATCCCGACCTTGATCATCAGGGATTACCAGAAAGGCGGGACCCTGATCCATCAGCGCCCGGAATCCCCCAACAAGGAACTGCTGGTTGACAAGGCGAAGTACTTCGACTTCATTTGCGACGACATCGACCGCATGCAGTCGGATCTGAACCTCATGGACAGTTGGGCGGCCGATGGTGGCGAGCAGATGAAGACCACCATCGATACGTCCATTCTTGCCGCGGTTTACGCCGATGCCGCAACGACGAACAAGGGCGCGACTGCGGGACGCAAGAGCCTGGACGTGAATCTTGGTGCGACCGGTGCGCCGCTGGTACTCACGGCTGCCAATATCCTCGATGTTCTGATCGACTGTGCGCAAGTGGCCGACGAACAGAACTGGCCCGAGACCGGCCGCTGGATGGTATTCCCGTCCTGGATGCGTTCTCTTCTCATGAAATCGGACCTGAAGAACGCCAGCATCATGGGTGACGAGCAGTCGATTGTGAGAAATGGCCGCCTCGGTTTGGTGGAGCGCTTCATGCTCTACATGTCCAACAACGTCGATGACGTGACCGACGGCGCTTTCACCTGCTGGCACGTGCTGTTCGGCCACAAAGCGGGGCTGACATTCGCCAGCCAGATCACCAAGGTCGAGGAACTGCGTGCCGAGAGCACGTTCGGGACCATCGTTCGGGGTCTGAACGTCTATGGGTTCGAGGTCATCAAGCCCGAGGCGATCGGCGATCTTTACGTCCGTAAGGGCTAGGGCTCATTCCATTCAATAGGGGCGGCTTGTGCAGCGCCCCATGACAAGGACCAGACCATGAAGATCATTCAAGTGTTGCGAGCTCTGCCCAAGCTGGCGGCGGCCGTTCAGTCGTTGCCAACTCTCATGGAGATCGCCGGGATCACCGGCAAGCTCCGCGACCGGAAGTTCGGTTTTCCGGTGTATGCCGAGTACAACTACAAAGGGGGGTATTCAGCCGGCACCAATACCGGCATCGTATATACCCCCGGAGCGCTCGGGGTTACCGATATCAAGCTGGATTTCGCGGCCATCGCGGCGGCCCGAACGGCTGCCGCTCAGGCCGACCTCGCCGCCGCCGACATCCTGAACTTGTTCGGGGTACTGGCTGGGACGTGGATCATCGCGACGGCCATGCAGGTGACGACTGTGGAAGGTGCCACGGCGACGGTTGATATCGGCGACGGCTCCACCGCGGCCGGGTTCCAGAGCAACTCGTCGCTGAATTCCGCGGCGTGGACCAGTTCGCTCGCGACGACCGACTACTCGGTGGCGGTCGGAGGCGGGAAGATTTACACCGCCGACGATACCGTGGACATGACGCTCGACCACAACTCAATCAACGTGGCCGTGGCGCACGTGTTCGCCGTCAGCCTGGATCTGCGTTCCTACCGCGACTGATCGGCGCTATACCCGGGGCGACCTGCGGGTTGCCCCGGGAGTATTCATAAGGAGACTCCATGCAGCGTTTTCTGGTACGCCGGCCGACTTCGGAGGTCTTCATCTGGACCGAGACCCTGGCTAAACGCAGCGACATGGAGGAGGTCTACGCGGACTCTGCCAAGGAGGCGCTTGGCAAAGAGGCCATGCCGGACGCCAGGAGAGTGAGTGTCGAGCAGCTGGATGCGATGAACAAGGCCGATCTCATGATCTTCGGGAAGGAAAAGCTGGTTCCGCCTCTTGATCTCCCGGTTCAGATGAACAAGGCCGACATGGCCATGAAGATCAAGGCGCGACTCTTCGGACTCGATGATGCTGGCGCTGACGCTCATACGCCTGTGCGCGCGTGAAATCAACGACGTTCACTTCGCGCGAGTGGCACTTGATGCCGCATCCGCTGTGGTGCAAACCGGTGCGATAGGCCAGAACTGGCTGGACCTTCTCAACGACGCCCAACGGGCCGTCGTGCTGGTGCGACCGGATGCCGGGTCGTCAGTCGAAAACCAAGTTCTGGTGGCGGGCAGCAAGCAGACCCTGGCAGCCGGGACGCTACGCATCCTTGGGGTCACCCGGAATATGGGTGCCAACGGAACCACGCCAGGAAAGGTCATCACACTGGCTTCCAGGGATGACGTCGATGCCATCAACGAGGACTGGCATTCCGCAACCCAGGCAACGCCCGTGGATCAGGTGATCTACGACGACAAGAAGGCTCCGACGGTATTTTTCGTAGACCCGCCCTCGCCGGGCACTTGGTACATTGAACTGGAGCTTTCCAAGACCCCGACGGACGTGACCAATCCGACGGCGGGCAACATCACGATCGCCGACATCTATGCCGGCCCCATGCAGGCGTGGATGCTGCATCGCTGCTACGCGATGGCCACGCAATCGGTGGGGCACTTCCAGCGTGCCCAGTTCTATTTTCAGTCCTTCTTCCAACAACTCGGCGTGAAGCTGAAGGCCGAGATGTTCGGCGGCGCGGAATCGCAGCATACCCTTCCCTCAACAGGGGGCGTTAGTGGCTGATGTCAACATCAAGGACATCCTGGATCGGGTAGCACCAGAGGTCCCAGGGTGCCCGACGCAGTTTCAGATTCAAGCCATGCGCGACACGATCCGCGACTTCTTGCAGTTCACCCGGGCCTGGATTTACGAACCCGCTGCACAGACGATTGCAATCAACACGGCTGCTTACGCGATCGTGCTGCCGAGCACGAATGTTCAGGCGATCGCAGTGGAATTCATGACGCTCGATGAGGCTGAAGTCCGGTTTCGTGAAGTCGACTGGTTGGACCGGCGGATTCCAAACTGGCGAATCCGAGCGGCAGACGACTTTCGCTACTTCACCCAACTGCAGCCCGGGACTTTCATCTTTCCCGGCATCCCGACTGTAGCCGGTACGGCGAACGGACTGAGGTACAGGGTATCGATCAAGCCGACGAGAACCGCGACCGTGGTGGAGGGAGCTCAGGCTAACGAGTGGATCGAGTGCTGGTCAGACGGTGCCAAGGCGCGCCTCATGATGATGGACAGCAAGGGCTGGTACAAACCGCGACGTGGGGCGGAACTGGAGAGGTTCTACCGGCATGCCAGGGCAAATGCCAGGGTGCGGGTAGCTCGCTCTTTCGGCAATGCCGAGCAGGTGGCTGATCTTTCGAGGCTCGCACGATGACGGCAAAGCAGACCTTCGGGAACAATGCGCGTTCGGTGCTGCTTAGCCCGATTACAGCCGCTGCCACAGCACTGAGCGTTGCAGCCGGGGATGGTGATCTATTCCCGGCGCTCTCGGGTGGTGATTGGTTTATGGCGACCCTCATCAACGTCGGGGGTGACATTGAGATCATCAAGGTCTCTGCCAGAAGCGGAGATACCTTCGGCACAATCGTTCGCGCTCAAGAGGGCACTGCTGCCCTGGCCTTCGATGCGAACACCTTCATCGGTCAGCGCGCGACCGCAGGGACCTACGAAAATCTTCAGCAGCGCACCGATATACAGGCGAACACGCCGCTGTTTTGTGGCATTGCAGGTGGGACCGCTGACGCACTGACCGCGACCCTCGCAAGCGATCTGACGGCGCTCACCAACGGCATGCGTTTCATGGTGCAGGCCGCCGCCGCGAATGCGACTACGACGCCCACGTTCAACCTGACCCTTGGCAGTACCGCGACGGGTGCCAAGACGATCGTCAAGGGATCGAACCATGCGCTGGTGGCCGGAGATATCGCCGGGGCGGAGTTCCCACTGGATTTGCAATACGACTCCAGCTTGAATAAGTGGGTACTTCTGAATCCTGCGACGACAGCCAATCCAGCGGCTTTGTCCGATCCAGAGGCTATCCCGGACTCGACCCCATGGGTTGCTCAGTGGCTGCAATTTGCTCTCGGCAACCAAGTGGACGCGATTACGGCTGGAACACCGAAATTCACCACGCGCCTGCCGGCATGCGAGATATTGGATGTGCGAGCATCACTGAAGACAGCCTCCTCCAGCGGTGATGTCGTAATCGACATCAATGAATCCGGGGTGAGCATCCTCTCGACCAAGCTCTCGATCGATGCAGCCGAGAAGACCTCAGAGACTGCGGCAACGCCTGCCGTAATCTCGGACGCCGACATTGCCGACGATGCTGAATTGACGTTCGATATCGATTCAGCCGGGACCGATGCGGTCGGGCCTCTTGTCTCAATGCGCGTGCGTTGGTTGTGAGCGATGTTTTACACCGTTATCCCGCTTGCAGCACTGGACCCCGGATGGGATGGCGACGTGACCGTGATCTATGGTCGCTCGTTCAGCCTTCCGGGATCCCAAACCGAGAATGCTCCAATCCCTTTCCTTGAGGCTCTCGCGAGCTATCCGGACGCTGCGACCGTAGCCGCCAATTATGAGGTCACTGTCACGGGTAACGTGAATAACGTCTGGTGGTATGCGTTTCCTGCCGGGTGTCATTTCAAGCTCATCAATTTGGCGACAATATATGGCAAGGGGAACGGCATGGGTGGGGAGGGTGGTCTAGGGGCTTCAGGCGGTGCGACGGGAACGGAAGGGCAAGTTGGATCGGACGCCATTCATGCAGGTGGGTATGCCTTCGAAATCGACAACGGTGCCGGTTTCATCTTCGGCGGCGGGGGCGGCGGGGGCGGCGGCGGCGGTAAGAGCGGTGTTCCGAGTGGTTACGGCGGAGGCGGTGGCGGCGGCCAGGGAGGTGG